GCCGACATTGCAGGGTTTGAACGGGGGCAGCAACAGTCGCAAATCAGCAATAGCCAAAGGGACTTGGCCTACGCCTTGTGCAACGGATTACAAGGGATCAGGCCAAACGGGACAGTTAAGGGACAGGCTGGATTACGCTGCCGAACGGGGAGCAACCAAATCAAACAATTACGCCACACCGCAAGCGAGGGACTTTCGTTCTGGGTCAACGGATCGGTGGGACAACCCAGATCGATCACGGAATCTAAACGACCAAATTGGTGGGCAACTGAACCCAACGTGGGTAGAGTGGCTCATGGGGTGGCCGCTAGGGTGGACAGACTTAAAGCCATTGGAAACGGACAAGTGCCACTCTGTGCCGCAACAGCCTGGCAGCTTCTCAGTAAATAATGGTGAAATATGCCTCTAGCCCTTATAAACATTGACGTTATAGCTACAAAATTAGGAGTATAAAATTAACTACTTTGACGCCCACAAGCTGCTAGACGAAACCCGCAATGGCTACAACCACACCGAAGCCGACATTACCGCCGCCTTGGAACTCACTGGAGACATTGATATCGACATACTCGGAAATGGCGTTAGCTGGTGGAGATCAAGCCCTGAAAGACGGACGCCGCGAGTATCTACTTCAACGCTTTCGGAAATTGGAACAAGATTTTCCGGGATTGCGATCAATGATCATCGAACGAATTAGGTCAATGAAATGATGCAAATCATGTTCACAGTGCCTGGTCAGCCGCACGGCAAAGGACGACCGCGGTTTGCACGACGAGGAAACTTTGTCGCAACTTACACCGATGCCAAAACCAGCAGCTACGAAGACCAAGTACGCTTTTACGCACTACAAGCAATGGGAAGCAGTGAACCGCTTAAAACGGCGCTGGAGGCTTTTATTTACGTCAGGCTACCAGTGCCACAGTCTTACTCCAAAAAGCGCACTGAGGCTTGTTTAAGTGGCTTGGAGAGGCCATGCAAGAAACCAGACCTGGACAACATCATTAAAAGCATGATGGATGGCATGAACGGCATTGTTTACGAAGATGATGACCAAGTGGTGGATTTGCACTCAACAAAACGGTATGCAATAAATGCTGGCGTGGATATTTTGATTAAGGAAAAATAATGGACAAATCAATTGAAATCCGTGCATTAAAAGCACTTGTCAGTGAATTGGATAAAACAATTGCTCGACTTGATAAAGAAATTTTAGAGAAACTGGAAGACGCATCTCTTGAACGAACTCGAACAAGCACGTTAATTGAAGTATTCCAAAAAGTATTTCCAAAAGATGCAAGAAATATTATTATTAGTGCAGCTATGCAATTGAAAAAAAATGGTGATATTAATTGCGATCTGTTGTCATATTACGATGCGAGTTACGAGGAATAATATGTTAAAACAAGTAAAGCCAGAATCAGAGCCGCCATATTACGTTTGTACAAGCTGCAACTGGGCGTGGAAATCATTGCGAGAAGCCTATAAGCATTCTTGTGGACTAAATCTACCGCCTGTGCCTGCTTTCCAGAGTTACAGTAAAAAGCCATGAAACTTGTTGCAATACCTATGAAATTAACTGAGGCAATTGATTTTGTCAGGAATTTTCATAGGCACAACAAACCACCAATTGGAGGACTTTTTGCCGTTGGCGTCTCTGATGGTGAGCAATGCAAAGGTGTTGCAATTGTTTCAAGGCCAGTGTCTAGGTCGTTAGATGATGGGCAAACTGTTGAAGTAATACGTTGTTGCGTGGTTGACGATGCGCCAAAAGGCTGTTGTTCTTTTTTGTATGCAAGGTGTTGGAATGCAGCTAAAGAGTTGGGCTGGCAAAAAATGGTTACCTACACTTTGCAATCAGAATCAGGATCGTCATTAAAAGGTGCTGGGTGGAAAGTTTTTGCAGAACTAAAAGGGAGAACTGATCAAGGATGGCAGAACCGCCCCGGCAGAGAGTGGCAAGAAGTTACAGGCCAATCAAAATTTAGATGGGAAAAACAATGAAAGTCACAGTATGGGAACCTGTTCAGGCTCACAAAGAAATGATGAACGTGATCTGGCCGATGCTGAAATCAATGCTGATTGCCGGCCACCGGATGACCATCGAGATCAAGCAGAGCAAGCGAAGCGTGGAACAGAACGCGATGTTTCACAGCATGATCGACAAAATAGCCAAGCAAATGGCCACGGCAGGCAGCACCTGGACAGCAGATGATTGGAAAAGATTGCTGATTGACCAGTGGGCGCACGACACAAACCGCAAGATCGGCAAGGTCTGTCCGAGTTTGGACGGGGAGCGAATTGTCCAGCTTGGCCTGCAAAGCCACAAGTTCACCACCAGCGAGAGCAGCGAGTTCATCGAATTCTTGCTTGCCTGGTCAGCAGACAAGGGCATTGATGTTTCCTAAACACGCCTATGTGCGCGACAAAGCCCTGCTGAAACGGGTGGCGCAACTGGATTGCCAGCACTGCGGCAGCGGGGAAATGGTGCAGGCAGCGCATAGCAATTGGGGCGGCGGAAAGGGACGGGGCATCAAAGCAGATGACAACCTGGTAGCCGCGCTATGCCAAACGTGTCATTGGGAAGTTGACCAGGGCCACACATTGACCAAAGAGGAGCGACAAGCAATGTGGCAAACGGCATATGAAAAGACAAAAGAAGTGTTATATTGATGATATTCTTGGCTAGTCCCCGTTTTTTGGACACTTATGAACATTGACGACATTGCAGAGTTCATTGCCCAGCTGTTCCACAGCAGCACGGTGACGCATCTACTCCACTTGAGTACCGACAGCTACAGCAAGCACAAGGCGCTAGGCAAGTATTACCCGCAGATCGTTGAACTGACCGACAAGTTTGCTGAAAACTTCCAGGGCAAGTACGAGAAGATTAAAAAATACCCGGAAGAATTCCACAGCGCGACTGACCCAATTGCTTATCTGCAAGGCATCCAGGCGTTTGTAACCGAGGCACGAGTGTCATTGCCAGAAGACACAGAATTGCAAAACATTGTTGATGAAATCGCAGAACTCATTAACAGTACCCTGTACCGCCTGCGCTTTTTGGAGTAAACATGGATAGCAAAATGGAAAAGATGGAGCCAAAAGCTGAAAAAGCACCAATGCAGCCAATGGCCCAGCCCATGATGAAGGCCAAAGCGCCTGCGCCAATGAACTACAGCGGCGGCAAATCCAACGGCGGCAGCTGCTACGACCACGGACGCAAGAGCAGCCAATGAATTGTGGATCTTGCAGGATGTTCCAAGACCAGCCCATCATGGGCGTCTGCCGGTTATATCCACAAACGCAAAACAAACAAAGAACTGATTGGTGCGGTCAATTTGCTGCAATTGAAGACAGAAAAGTTGTAGAAGTGCCTGTTTACGACATAATGACCGACACCATCAAACCGCAAGTTGTTGCCCGAATCAAACGAAAGTACGAGCGTAAAAATGTTCAAACCTCTGCGTGACCGTGTTGTTGTCAAACCCCAGGTGAGGCTGTTGAGCGACCTGATTTATGTAGACAACAAGGAACCCTTCAACGAAGGCACTATTGTGGCTGTAGGCCCACTGGTGACGGATGTGGCAGTTGGTGACTTCATTAAGTACGGCAACGGCGACTATCTCAACTGGCCCACCCAGACGGAAGATGGGCAGGATTACCAAATCATTCAAGAAGCTGACATTTGTGCAGTAGTGGAGTATGAAGATGGCGAATAAACCAGGGCTATATGCCAACATTCACGCTAAGCAAGAGCGAATTGAGCGCCAAAAAGATGCTGGCAAGACACCAGAGCGCATGAGGTCACCAGGCGCCAAGGGCGCACCTACTGCCGCGGCGTTCAAGGCCAGTGCCAAAACCGCTAAGAAATAATGGCAAAGCACGACAAACCTATTGCCCACACCACGACAGGTAAGGGTAAGAACTACAACCCCGTAGAAAAAGGGGCTGGTATGACTGCGGCTGGCCGTGCAGCTTACAACGCAGCAAACAACTCAAATCTAAAACCACCAGCCCCAAACCCCAAGACCAAAGCAGACGCAGGCCGTAAAGCCAGCTTTTGTGCGCGAATGGAAGGGGTGGTTCAAAACGCCAAAGGCCCAGCAGAACGGGCAAAGGCATCCCTCAAAAACTGGAACTGTTAAAAAGGAAACATCATGTCAAACTCAGTAGCTACCGGCGTTGCTTACTCCGACCCTGAATTTACAACCTGCTACGCAAGCCAAGAATTTGGCTATAGCGCAGCGGCTCAAACTGCCGTAACGCAAGCGACAAGCAAGTCTACCGGCGTGACTGCAAACACCAGTGCCGGTCAGATTACGATGAACAACGCAGCTTTGGCTGGAGCCACTGCCGTTTCGTTTGTTCTGACCAACAGCACGATTAGCGCCAAGGACACAATGATTGTGAACGTCGGAAGCAATACCACTGGTAGTGCCGCTGGTGCGTATGTTGTTTATGTGTCTTACATGGTTGCTGGTTCTGCTTTGATTACGCTGCGAAACCTGACTGCTGCTACTTCATACTCTGAGGCAGTAGTGCTCAACTTTTCAATCATTCACAACGTTTAATGTTCCCCGGCCAAAACCTAATCAGCCAGATGCTTCCTGCTAGCAGGGATATTCGCTTGTTTCAGCAACAGCAGCAGCAGATGGGTGGCGGCGGTTATCAGGGCGTCAGTTCAAATCCTGGTTGGGATGCGTTGTCCAATGAGGAAAAAGCCTCTTTTTACGAGCAAAACCCAACAATGGCAGGCATTACCCAATTAGGTCAAAAAGCCTTTGGGTTGAGCAGTTACGGGATGTTGCAAAACGCTTTACAACCTGCATTCGTAAGCGAACAGAAAGCAGTTGCTCAAGGCCCAATGGCGTACTCAGGGTTTAGGAACTTTGGCAAAGAAAGCAGTTTACCCAGCGGCGGCATAGTTAGTCCAGGTATGTCTGGCGTTTCAACGGATACGGGATTACAAAGCCAATTTAATACAGGTCAAACAGGCTTGTACGGCGATGCAGCTGCTGGCATGGGTACTTTTGGCGATTCTGCTGTTGGTTTTGGTGGCGGTTTTGGCGGTAACGTTGGCACTGGCGAGAGTGGCGGCAGCCCTGCTGATGCTGCTGATATGGGCTATTCCCACGGTGGCAAGGTAAAGCTGAAAGATTTGATCCAACCAGGCCCAGGCAAGGACGATGGCTACGGTGGCCTGAAAGATGGCGAGTACGTCATTAATAAGGCCGCGGTTAAGCGTTACGGCATCAAGATGCTGGAAAACATCAACCAGCGCAAAGTATCAAAGAAACAAGTAAGCAATTTCTTCAAGAATCATGGCTGACAACCGCCTGAGTACGTTTTTGCCTAACCGCAGCGTTATGGGCGCAAAAATGTTGCAACGCCCAGCACAGCCATCCTTGCGCGAACACTTGCGCGAACAATACCCCGAGGTCTATGGTGGTCTGGGTGGGCTGATGGGCATGGCACCAGACGAGATGGGCGGCAGCGTGTTAGACCCAAACACCGCCCGAGTCAGGCAAGGCGCTCAGATTGGGTTTCCAGTGGGCACTGCGTTACAAATGTTGCCCTTCTTTGGCCCTGCCAAAACAGGCGCTATGGCTGTAGGACGAGCTGGTGAACGTTTTGCAGAACGTGCTGTACCTCAGATCATGGAGCGTGGCGGTATGGGCGCTGAGATGCTGCAAGGCATGAGCAGAGGTGCTGAAAGTTATGCGTTACCGCCTGCTGGCCGCAGCGGGTTTGGCGCTTTTGATCCAAGATACGATCCGCGGGTAAAAGAGCAGGCTAGGATGCAGGCCATGACTCGGGATGTTCAATTAAATCCTGGTGCAGCAAATGCGCCTACGGTTTCGTTAGCCGAATTTGAAGGCAGGCCATTTATTACAAGCATGGCTGATCGCACGGCAGCTGGTGGCAAATTGGTAGGAGTTGACAATGTACAGTTCAACAGGCCAGTAGAGTTGCTTGGTGGACAGGACTATATGTTTAACAATCCTGGTCAAGTTTGGGCATCTGGCAAGCAACCAGCAAAAGCGTTGATGAAATACGCTGATGAAATTAAGGCTGCAACAGGGCAAGACCCGTTGTATTTGCCATATCGCATGGCTCCCACTGGTGGTGATTTTGCCCAAATGACAGGCGAAACCATGTTGGCTTATGCTGATGCGTCTATGGGCAAGATGCAAAAAAAGCAATTAGACAAAATGATAAAGCAATACATCCCTGATTGGGCGGGTGTATCTAATCCCGCAAGCGTTGATCAATTTAGGCAAATGCCAGATTTGACCCGTAAAGCCATCAAAGACAAGATGGACAAGAAATTTCGTGATGAAGGCGGTTTAAATATTGGAAGCGCACGGTTAGCAATATCAGACCCAGCACAGTTAGAAGCCCGTCAAGGTGGCATTATGAATGTCGGTGAGATATATGCTGGTAAGCCAATCATCACAGAATCTGGTCATCCTGCTTACCCAAGTGGCGTACCAGGCCGAGGCATTGGAACTGTAAGCAAAGACACCAGCATCTTTGAAATGCTGCCTGAGTACGCCAAAGCACGGAACATTGCTGACCCAAGGATGCCTAGTGACGCCGATATGAGATCAATCTCAATGAAGCCCTACGCTGGCGTGATTACCGAAAAAATGCTTAGACAGCTTGGCTACTGAACAAAAATTCAGGTTTAAAATTGTTTGCCAACTTTGCCCCATATCGCTCAAGCAGGAATGCTTTAACCGACTCTTGCGTAACAGACTCAACGCCAGTGACAACGCACCGCATCTCATGCAAGGTAAGCGCCTCAAGCATCTTGGCTGGAATTTTTACGTCTGTGTTGACGATTGGCGATAGTGTCATTTCCACATTGTATAGTTTAGCCAGCTAAACGTCAACAACAATCAAAGAGCAGCAAGTGCAATCACATTTCCCCTATATAAAATGATTGAGCATGAAGTCACCTCTGAAAAGCAACGCCTGGTTGAAAGCACCAGTGGGTTAGGCTTGCCCCATGAGCAGATAGCTATATTGGTTGGGATAGACGATAAGACGCTGAGAAAGTATTACCGCACTGAGTTAGACCTGGGCAAAGCCAAAGCAAATGGGCAGATAGCCCGGACACTGTTTGACAAGGCAACCAGCGGCGACACCACGGCACTGATCTGGTGGACAAAGACCCAGCTGCGGTGGGCCGAGACTGTCAAGCAAGAAATAACCGGAAAAGACGGTGAAGCGCTCCAGGGCATCCAGGTAACCTTTGTTAAGCCGAATGACTGACGTCAAAGCAGAGTTCCCTCTCAAGCTGCAAAGCCTGTTCCAGCGCAGCCGTTACAAGGTTTGCTACGGCGGCAGGGGCGGTGCTAAGTCTTGGGGGATAGCTAGGGCATTGTTAATCAAAGGGGCCAAGGAGCCAATTCGCATACTGTGCGCCCGTGAGTACCAGACCAGCATCAAAGACAGCGTACACAAGCTTCTGTGCGACCAGATCGAGGCTTTGAACCTACATTCTTTCTACGAGATCACCCAGGCCAACATCAAAGGCGCAAACGGCACTGAGTTCGCATTCGCTGGTCTGAAGAACAACATCAGCAACATAAAAAGTTTTGAAGGAGTTGATATTTGTTGGGTTGAGGAGGGAAGCACGGTCAGCCGCCTGTCTTGGAACGTGTTGATTCCAACCATCCGCAAAGAGAAAAGCGAGATATGGGTCAGCTTTAATCCTGAACTGGAAACAGACGAGACTTACCAGCGTTTTGTGGTTAAGCCGCCTGATGACTGCATCCAGATTAAGGTGAACTGGTCAGACAACCCTTGGTTTCCCGAGACACTGCGGCTGGAAAAGGATTCGCTCAAGCAAAGGGATGAGGAATCGTATAACCAGGTTTGGGAAGGTTTATGCCGCCAAACAGTAGACGGGGCTATCTTTGCCAAGGAAATGCAGCAGGCCGAGAAAGATGGACGCATCTGCCGAGTGCCATTTGACGCCACAAAGCCTGTACACGCTGTTTTTGACTTGGGTTGGTCTGATAGCACTGCCATCTGGTTCTTGCAGTTTGTAGGCATGGAAACAAGGCTTATCCGCTACATTGAGGACAGCCAAAAGACCATCAGCTATTATTTGGCAACCATGCAAACGTATGGTTACCACTACGACAAGGTATGGCTACCGCACGATGCCGAGAACAAGACACTAGCAGCATCTGGCCGCAGCATTGACGATATTGTCCGGGCGGCAGGGTACAAAACAGAGATATTGCCAAGGGTTCCCGTAGTGGACAGCATTAACGCAGCCAGAACAATATTCCCTAACTGCTACTTTGACCGAGAACACGCAGCTGATGGATTAGCCTGTTTACGGCACTACCGTTACGAAGTAGACCCAGACACCGGACAATTCAGCCGCAACCCCTTGCACGACCATTACAGCCACGGCGCTGATGCCTTTAGATACATTGGGCTTATGATTCGGGAACCGCACAAGCGCAAACCAAAAGCCATTGCCGAGGCCGCAGGCAGCTGGATGAATTGAGGATTGACCATGAATGACCCACGCATTGACGAAGCCATTAAGTTTTGGCAGCTGGTGAACGACAGCGACAGCACCAACCGCAGCGAAGCCCTGCAAGACATACGGTTTGCCGCGGGTGATCAATGGCCGGTAGAGATCCAAAACAGCAGAAATCTTGAAGCGAGGCCGTGCCTGACCATCAACAAAATTGATGCTTATGTGCGCCAGGTGACCAACCAGCAACGCCAGCAGCGTCCCCGCATCAAAGTGCATCCTGTAAACAACCTAGCAGACTACAAGATTGCCCAAGTGCTAGAAGGCATTACCCGTCACATTGAGGTCAACAGCAACGCCGACACCGCCTATGACACCGCATTTGACTATGCAGTGCGTATGGGCTGGGGTTACTGGCGCATCAACACCAAGTACATCAGTGAGGATTCGTTTGACCAAGAAATCTACATTGATGCTATCGACAACCCGTTTACCGTTTATTTTGACCCTAATAGCGTCAGACCAGATGGGTCAGATGCCGAACGCTGCCTAGTGACCACGCTGCTGAGCAAGACCATTTTTAAGGAAATGTATCCCAATGCCGATGACGGGGCCAACTTCACGCACCGCAGCACGGGTGACAATTCCGCAAGCTGGGTGACCAAAGAGGATATTCGGATTGCTGAATTCTTCTACGTCACCAGGGAAAAGGCCAAGCTGTACTTGTTGAGTGATGGCAGCAGCGGGTTTGCAGACTCTGACCGATTCCTTGAGCGTGTAGCAGCTGCAGGATTGACGGTGGTGGACACCCGTGAAAGTTTCCGCAGGGCCGTAAAGTGGTGCAAGATGACTGCGCTCGAGATTCTTGAGGAAAAGACCTGGGATGGCAAATACATTCCCATCGTGCCCTGTTACGGTGCCCAGGTTATTGTGGACGACAAACGCAAGAAATATGGCCTGGTGCGGTTTGCCAAAGACCCCCAGCGGATGTACAACTTCTGGCGTACCAGCATGACCGAGAGCATTGCACTGGCGCCCAAGGCCAAGTGGCTGCTTGCTGAAGGCCAGGACGAAGGCCATGAGAACGAATGGGCGCTGGCAAACATTAAGAGCAGCCCTGTGCTGCGTTACAAGCAGAAAGACATAGAAGGCCAGCCTGCGCCCGTTCCAGTGCGCCTACAGCCCGAAGCGCCCCCTGCAGGCATCATGGACGCAGCCAGTGCCATCAACATGGATTTGCAGATGGTATTGGGTATTCTTGACCCCAACCAGCTGCCAAGCGGCAACATCAGCGGCAAAGCGCTTCAGGGCCAGCAGAGCCAGACTGATCTGAGCAACTTCCACTTTTACGACAACCTGACGCGCAGCATCAAGCATACGGGCAAGATTCTGCTGGATTTGATACCCAAGATTTACGATACCCAGCGGGTGATGCGGATTATTGGCAGCGATGGACAGCCAGATATGACCACCATCAATGAGCAAACCGCGGTGGGCGAAGTGCTGAACGATGTGACGGTTGGCGAGTATGACGTTGTGATGGACACTGGGCCAGGGTTCCAAAGCAAGCGCCAGCAAGCTGTTGAGGCCATGATGCCACTGCTAACAGGCAACAAAGAACTGTTTGACCTAGCTGGTGACCTGGTGTTTAGGAATATGGACTTTCCAGGCGCAGATGTTATTGCTGACAGGCTGGCGGCTAAAAACCCGATGGCGCAGATTGACGAGAAATCAGATATACCGCCCCAGGTGCAAATGCAATTGGCGCAGCAACAGCAACAACTCCAGCAAATGCAGCAGCAATTGCAAGCCGCCCAGCTGGAGATCAATAACCGTATGCAAGTGGCGCAACTTAAAGACGAAGGCGAAACTAAGCGCAAGCTGATGGATGTGACTGCACGGGCGCATAACACCGAAACAATCGCAGAGGCTCGCGTTAACAATGAGAACATTCGTCGGGTTACCACGCAAAACCGCACTGAGATTGAGGCACTGGTCAAAATGTTAATTGCCAGAATGCCGCCTGACCAGCTGCTAATGGAGATTGAAAAGATGAACCAAGAGCAGGCCGCATACGCTCAATTTGGCATCCAGGACATAAGCGAAGGAGCAAATCCGCTAATCCAACCCATGCAATAGTTGCATAACCATTTGTTTTTGGGTAATAATGCCCCAACCCGACCCGTGGGTAGTAACGGGGCAAATCCTTGGAGTAATCCATGTCTGAAGAAGTAAGTGCAGTACAGAAAAGACTAGAAGCCAGTACGGTGACTAGCGAAAATTTAGCTGAATTCCAAGCTGAAAAGCTAGGTTTAGCTGACAAACCGCCACGCGAGGCTATTGAAACAATAGAGCCGCTGGACGATGATAGTCAGAGTGAACCAGCCAGTGACGAGCAGCAAACAACAGAGGAAAAAAGGCGACCTAAGATTGAGCGACGGTTTGAGGCGGTAACCAAGGCGCGTGATGAAGCAAAGCAAGAAGCAATGCGGGAGCGCGAAGCCAGGGTAAGCCTTGAACAACGGTTAGCGGAAATGGAACGGAAACAAGCCCCCAAGGGCGAAGCCGAACCAGACCCAAGCCAGTTTACCGATATGTTTGAATATGCCAAGGCATTGACAGACTACAAGGTTGACCAGCGATTAGGGGAAGAACGACAGAAGGCAGTACAGGCCAAGGTGCAAGCCGAGAAAGAGCAGGTATTAAATACTTGGTCAGAACGGGTTAACCAGGCCAAAGCAGCAATGCCAGATTTTGAGCGAGTGGTGAAAAGCGCAGACATGACAGTAGTCAATGAAGTGCGTGATGCCATATTCGAGTCAGATGTTGGGCCGCAGCTGCTGTATCACCTTGCTGACAATCCCGAATTCGTTGAAAAGCTGCAAGGGATGACGCCAGCCGCACAGTTGCGACAAATTGGGAAGTTAGAGGCTATGTTTGAGAAACAAGACTCAAAGCCTGTTGTCCAGAGAAGTAGAGCAAGCGCACCGATTACCCCTATTCGGTCAGCCGCCAACGGGCGTGATGTTGCATTGACTGCTGATGGGCAGTTTCATGGCAGCTACCAAGCCTGGAAAGCAGGTAGACTTAATGGGCAAATTCGATAACCATTTTTTTAGGATTTATCATGGCAAATAATTTGCTTACCATCAGCATGATCACCAACGAAGCGTTGATGGTTTTAGAAAACGAGCTCACATTTACCTCGCAGGTGGAACGTAACTATGACGATCAATTCGCTGTAACCGGCGCAAAGATTGGCGCAACATTAAACGTCCGTCGCCCTGGCCGTTTTGTTGGCACTTCTGGCCCAGCGTTGAACGTGGAAGACTTCAACGAGACGTCTGTACCAGTAACTTTGTCAACGCAGTTCCACGTTGATACCCAGTTCACCACGCAGGATCTGGCGCTGTCTCTTGACCGCTTCAGTGATCGAGTGCTAAAACCCGCGGTTGCTGCTATTGCCAACAAGATTGACCGTGATGGTCTGGTGATGGCTAAAAACGCCACTGCCAACATTGTCGGTACTGCTGGCACTGTCCCCACCAGCTTGCTGACCTACCTCACGGCAGGCGCATACCTGGACTCCGAGGGCGCACCACGCGATGGCCGCAGGGCTTGCATTGTTGAACCGTTTACCGGCGCAACGATTGTGGACTCGCTCAAAGGTCTGTTTGTGCCTTCCAACACCATTGCCAAGCAATACGAGCGCGGCATGATGGGCAAGGACTCGGCAGGCATGATGTGGAAGATGGATCAGAACGTTGTTAGCCAAACTTTTGGCTCCTACGCTACTGCTACCCTGGCTTGCGCTACTACCACGGCAACCGGCTTTCTGACCAGCGGCTGGGCATCAACGTCCACCATTGCTCTGACTGCTACCACTGCTACGGCTGGCCTCAAGCAAGGCGACACCATTACCATTGCAAACATCTTTGCAGCCAACCCACAAAATCGCGCAGCTTACGGCTCCAACCGTCTGCGTAGTTTTGTTGTCCAGGCTGATGTGACGGTTGCAACCTCTGGCACGACTTCTGTGATCGTCAGCCCTGCTGTGATTACTGCTGGTCAATTCCAGAATGTGGTGGTCAACAGCACTAGCGCTACCGCAGTTGTGACCCCGTTCAACAACACTGGCGTTGTTTCTCCGCAAAATATTGTGATGCACAAAAATGCCTTCACTATGGCCTGCGCTGATCTGGAACTGCCTGATGGCGTTCACTTTGCTGGCCGTGCAGCTGATAAGGAACTGGGCCTGTCCATGCGTGTTGTGCGTCAGTACACTATCAACAATGACTCTATCCCAACTCGCGTAGACGTTCTCTACGGTTGGGCGCCGCTGTACCCCGAGCTTGCTTGCCGGGTTGCCGCTTAACACCTACCACTAAGGAGTAACTATCATGGCAAATCCAGGCGCAGCAACAACCACTACCGTCCATCCGCAAACTCTGTCGAGTAACCAGGCCATCCGCTTGATTGCTTACGCAACGGGCGTTTCTATCAATGCCACAGGCGATGCAGCAATTACTTTGCCGGTCATCAACACCACCAGCTACAACATCACCAATGTCATTATTACTAATGCCAACAAAGATGTGTCTGGTGGTGCTTTGGCAATCTGGACGCAACCAGCTGGTGCGGGTACTGAAATCGTGACTAACGCATCGTTGACGAGCAATACCAGTTCAGCTTACGTCACCAAATCCACGGTGGTAGCGGCTACTGGCACGGCTAACCTTTCAGCCCAGGTGTTCTACGTCCGGGTTGGAACTGCTGTTTCTGGCGGCACGATTGACGTTTTTGTCTACGGTACTGATTTCACAGCGTTCTAAACTGTCGGTTTTCAGTAAAATAAAAGGGGACTGTTCGCAAGGGCGGTTCCCTTTTTCACTCAAAAATCATGGCTACAACATCCCTATCCCCCACGCCCAAGCTGCAATTCTTTGATCTGAACGGCGCACCGTTGTCGGGTGGGTTGCTGTACACCTACGCTGCTGGCACAACCACTCCACTAGCCACCTACACCGACAGCACCGGCAACATTGCCAACACTAACCCCATCGTCCTGGACAGCCGTGGCGAGGCTAATGTGTGGCTTAGTGGGGCTATCTATAAGTTTGCTCTTTACACCAGCGTTAGCGTGTTGATCTGGACAGTAGACAACATTTCAACCAATGGCAGCAATCTGTCGGTTACTGAACATACTGGTGACGGGGCAACGACTGCCTTTGCGGTTTCAGATGGGTTTACTGCTATCTACATCAACGGCGTGTACCAGAACCGCAACACCTACACCACAACCAGCGGCACGGTGACGTTTAGCCAAGCACCGCCCTACACATCCATTATTGAAGTTGTTTACAACTAGGAATCGCCATGTTAAAAGTAGCAAATTCAGTCATCAACGCCAGCCAAATTGCAACGCCAATCACATTTGCTGGTGACGTTACCCTGTCCACAGGCAACCTAATCATCGGCACATCTGGCAAAGGCATCGACTTTTCTGCTACATCACATCCTGCTGGGATGACCAGCGAGTTGTTGGCTGACTATGAAGAAGGCACTTGGACGCCAGTTGTTGCAGATGCTTCAAGCGGTGGAAATACCGGAACATTTTCCGGAAGTGGAAATTATACAAAAGTTGGTAGGCAAGTTACAGTCAGAATGTATTTAAGCTACATAAACACAACTGGAATGACTGGTGCTAATACGCTGTTTATTCGTGGTTTGCCTTATGCCGCAGCTTCATCTGCACAGGGTAGTTTTTACACTTACCGAGTTGCACGAGATGCAGCAACAGTAAGTTCATGTGCCCATATTGGTGATCCTGCAAGTTTCTTCAATTTTGCTTTGTTTACAATTCTTAGCGCAACCGCAGACAAAAGAATTCTTGTTTCAGATATTGTTTCGGGTACTAGCGAAATTCAAACGACCCTTACTTATTTTGCGTAAGGATTAAATATGTCGCTCACAAAAGTTTCCTATTCAATGATTGAAGGCGATGTAATCAATGCCTTTGATTACATGACACCTGCTGAGATTGCTGATGTTACTAGCAACACTGCAAGTCTTAATGTTGCAACTGCTGTTCAAGCAGCCATTACTGATGCAACTGCCGCCAAAAAGATTTTGCGATTGCCAGCAGGTACTTATCGACTAGAAGCTACGTTGACCATTTCAGGCAACAACTGGTTAATTGGTGATGGCAAAGACGGTACAAAACTAGAATGCCAACATGGTGGCAGTTGTATTATTGCAAGCGCATGGGGTGGCCGAATTGCCGCACTTAGCATCTACACCTATGAGATAGGTTCTAACGCCATCCAAGCGGGTAACAATTCACGCAACTGCTGTATTGATGCGGTGTATCTTGATGCTACTGCTATTGGCGCAACAACCCTTGGCGCTGGCATTTACTTGTACGAACCTGATGGTTTTTCTGGTGGCATCACAATTTCTAACAGCTACGCCATTCAGTTTAAGTATGGTATTTTAATGGATGGCGTAAACATCAACACCGCCACTTGGACAACGGTTTCAATTTACAACTTTTGGGCTGTTGGCATTTTGTCAAGCGGAATCCCGCGTGTTGGTACTTATGGCATTTACATGAGTGCTCTTACCAACGGCATCGGGACTTGTATGTATGGCGGTACGCTTGAGCAGTTTGAGTACGCTATCTATGTTGCCGATGGCTCATATGGCGGTGTGTTTGAAACCGACATGGAAGGCAACACCAATGAATACTACATTGGAAACAATTTTCAAGGTCACATCACTTCAGCATTTGGCGTCCCAAGCATTTCCCGCACCAGCAACACACCAACGCAAATTTGGGATTATTACGAGCTTATAGGTGGTTTTGGCCCCAAGCAAGAAAATTACTATGCACCTTCTTGGCTTGTTTCTACTGGAAGCGGTGAAGCTACAAAAATAAATTATTACCGCAATAGCGTAAGTGTAATTGACGGTGGCGCTCTTGACGCAAACGCAACCAAATTTGCATTCGGCATGGGGCAATCTGGAGTGTTTGGTTCAGCAGTTCATCCAAGTACCCACTATGTCCAAGTTAGCAATTCAAAATTGCATTGGGGCAACGATATACCTTCTGCCAGAACAGGAGCTCAACTTGTGGCTTGGATTCAAGGTGATATCTGCTACAACTTATCAGCAACAGTTGGTCAGCCTATTGGTTGGATGTGTACAGTGGCAGGGACACCCGGCACTTGGGTTGCAATGGCTAATCTCTAAAGGAATCAATCATGGCTTTGAAAAAAATCGAACCTACTCAATTTGGTTTTGATGTGCCGAACGCATATCAACGTGTTGAAAATATAAAACTCAGAAAAACCTCAATGCAATTTCAACTTTGCATTTACTCTGATGTAACCAAAACTGCGTTTAGTCATAAGAACTACGCTTGTGCTTACAACATGGCTGGAGCAAACCCAATCGCCCAAGCCTACGCCCATTTGAAAACCCTGCCAGAATTTGCTGGCGCAACTGATTGTTAAACCAAAGCCCAAGTGGATTCTTGGGTCATACTAGGAGAGCATCATGCTTGAGAAAATTGAAATCGTTGACCGTATTGAAGTGATCGAAAACGGCTCGGTGCAAGTACGCACCAAAACCGCCATCATGGAAGATGGCAAACAGATCAGCGGCTCATTCCACCGTCATGTTGTTGCCCCTGGCGATGACTACAGCGCCGAGGATGCCCGTGTGCAAGCCATTTGCAAAGCAACGCATACTGCGGCTGTGGTGGCGGCTTACAAGGCGGCACAAGCTGCTGCTACGCCATAATTAGGCACGAGCCGCTGAACAACCTTGAAAGACAAAAATGACTCAAGAAGCCTTCCAACCACTTGGCCTGACAGTTAACTTTACGGGCGCAACCAGTGCCCCAACAGCTGTACAACCTGGCCCATCCAATGTGGTCAACACCAACTATCGGTTTGTCAATGTGGGTGCGGTGACTGTGTTTCTTGGAACGGGCACATCATCAGCGCTTGCTGTAACAGAAGCATCTGTGACCACGGGAATCCCACTGGTGGCTGGCGCTGTTGAAATAATGAGTTTTCCTGCGGGAACATTCTTCACAGGCATCACAGCATCCAGCACCGCGGTGGTCTACGTTACGCAGGGCCAAGGGCTGTGACAACCCCCCAGGACATCATCAACCGGGCGCTAAAAGACGTTGGCGCTCTAGCTGCGGGAGAAACCCCAGCGGCAGCAGATTCGGCAGATGCGTTCGATATGCTGAACGATATGTGCGCCCAGTGGTCAAACGAAAACATGATGGTCTTCTATAAGACTGAAATCATTTTTCCAACGGTTCCCAACCAGGTGCAATACACCATAGGGCCAGGTGGTCAGGTAGGTGCATCGTTTACAGGCTCAATTGCTGCCACCACGTTGACGGTCACTGCCATCACCTCGGGCGCAATTGCCATTGGGCAAACCTTGTCAGGCACTGGCATCACTGCTGGCACCACCATTGTGGGCTTTACAACGGGCGCAGGCGGCAATGTTAACGAGGCAGGCACATACACTGTCATCACCAACCAAACAACG